ATCCTCACTGAGGCCAATCGTGACACGTGGAATGACCAGGCTGGGGACGACAAAGCCAGATTGTTGATCCAAGCGACTCGCCAACTTGACTGGTACTTCAAGTGGGTTGGCGAGCGTACCAACGATGACCAGGCACTCTGCTGGCCTCGTTATCAGGCGTGGCGTGAAGACAAGCTGCTGCCTGAAAATGAAATTCCGTATGAGATCAAGGATGCCACAGTTGAAATGGCTTTGTGGCTTCTTGAGCAACAAGATGACATCCCTGTCGACGGTAATTACCAGCTAAATGACGTTGCAGTTGGCCCGATCCGGGTTAACTTCAATGAACGTGCTGGTGGTCAGTCGAAGATCTACATGCCCGATAAGGTTGCCGCCATTGTCAAGATGTATGGCGAAGCCGAAGCACCTGAAGTTCCTATGGGTGGGCAGGCCAAATCAGTCCGGTTAGAAAGGGCATGAAGTGGGTCTGCGCAAAACTGTTCTCCAGGCTGTAGACCAAGCCGTCAAGGCTATTGGTGATCTAGCCGTCCCTGCGGTTCACACAAGTCGTGTTGCTACAGTGTATACCCCCGGTGGTGCTACGGTGTACACACTGACCAACTATGAAATCACGGTTGTTTTAACTAGTTTCGAGCAGAAAGAGATTGAGGAAGACCGTGAGGCGGCATCTGATGTCAAGATTCTGGTCTTTCACGAGAAAGCTGTTCCACAGCTGAATGACACGATTACTGTGAATGGTAAGCAGTATCGTGTAATGCGTAGGAAGCCAACCTACGCCGGCTCTGAAATCGCTTTTTCCACGGTGCAAGCTAGGCCCCTGAGTGCTTAAGGTCAAGGTAAACGTTCAGCGTTGGTTGGATCACGACGAGTTTGAACGGGTATCTGAAGCCACAGTTAAGGACTACGTCAGGGAGATCTTCAACGGTGCTGTAAACCGGTCTCCGGTTTACACCGGTTCTTATCGCGCGAGCTGGCGCATAGGAATTGGATCCGCTGATGAATCTGTCACGACGGGTGGTTCTCCTGAGGCTCCACTACCTAAGCCGCCATTCTATTGGCCGAAAGGGTATGTTTTGGGTCAGACCGTAGTTGTGTCAAATAGCATTGCTTACGCTAATGAAATTGAGCGTGGGCATTCCAGCAAAGCACCTGCCGGTGTCTTGGCTTTAGCAGTAGCTAGTGCAAACCTGAAGATATGAACTACGCTGACGTCCAGAAGTCTATCGAGAAGTATCTCCAGGCTCAGTGGACTGCCACTGCACTGAAGTTTGAGAATCAGGCTTTCAACACGGATATGTACGAGGAATACACTCGTGCAACCATCCAGTTCGGTGATTCTGTACTGCGATCCTTGGGCGTTCGCTGCTACCGCACACCGGGCATACTGTTTCTGGATTTCTACGTTCGACCTGGTGTGGGGTCCCACAGGCTTGTAGAACTCGCAGATCTAGCTTCTGACCTGTTGGTCGGAACTAGCGTGGCAGCAGTGCTGCCAGACACCGCACCTGTAGTTGAATTTACCGAACCATCTCTGTCGAAGGATCTGGCTGAGCGGACAGGGTGGGTATCTGCTCAGCTCATGATCGAGTTTTACTTTGACATCACGGAGGCATAACCATGTCGTCTGCAAATCTAGTAGCACTGCGTTACGTTCAAGAGTCGACCATGGGTACGACTCCGGCCACGCCCGCTCTGAAAGCCATTCGCTTTCTGAGTGAGTCCCTCAACTTCTCCATTCAGAACACTCAGAGCGAAGAGATTCGCTCTGACCGCACCGAGACTGACCTGGTGCAGACAGATGCTGACGTGGCGGGTGACATCAACTTCGAGATGTCGTTTGGCACGTTCGACGACTTTCTGCAAGCTGTGCTGTGTGGCACGTGGACGTCAGTGTCTGGCAACATCCAGTCACTGACGAATGGCACCACACTGCGGGCCCACACGATCCAAAAGCACTTTACTGACACCACGCCGAATCAGTATCACACCTACAAGGGTTGTGTGCTGAATGGCATGAATCTGTCGTTCGAGACTGGTCAGATCGTCACGGGTGCTTTCAGCATGATGGGTTGGACAGTTGCATCGGCCACGTCCCAGATTGCTGGTGCTACTACTCCAGCGGCTTCGACCACGTCTCCCATGAACGCGGTCACAAACTTCCAGAGCTTCAACATCGATGCAGTGCCGTACAGTGGTTGCATCAGCGCTCTGTCGATGTCTCTCTCCAATGGTATTCGTGCTACGAAGTGCGTCGGATCCCTGGGCCCGCGGGACATGATTCTGGGTACACTCGAAGTCACGGGTAGCATGGACCTGTACTTCAAAGACGGTACGCTGTATGACAAGTTCATCGGTGGTACCGAGTTCGATTTCAGCTTCCGCATGGTGGATAACGCCGGAAACAGCTACACGTTCTCGGTGCCTCGTGCGAAGTTTGAAACCGGCGAGGTCGTTGCTGGTGGCCGTAACACGGACGTCATGTTCAAGGCCAACTGGCGGGGACTCTACGACGGCACGGCCGGCTACGTGATCAAGATCACCAAAGATCCGATCGGCTAATAACAACTAAACCCATCCGCAACGTGAGGTTTTATGTTCAATATCGATGAAGGCCTGCCCCTGACAGAGTCAGGGGCTTGGGGCGAGTTTGAAGGTTCGCAGTTTCTGATCGCGCACCTGACAAGCATCCGGTTTCAACGGACTCTGGCCCAACTCCAGCAACCCCATCGTCGTAAGATCGATGCAGGTACGATGGATCCGCAGCTGTCCAAAGACATCGTCTGCAAGGCGATGGCTAAAGGTCTGCTGCTGGATTGGAAAGACGTTGTTGACAAGAGCGGTGAGGACGTGCCGTTCTCCAATGAGGCCGCGCTGAAGGCCCTGACCATTAACCCAGAATTTCGGGAATTTGTCAGTGAATTTGCGCAGAACCTGGAAAACTTCCGTCAAGCGGAGCTTGAGGAGGTGGGAAAGTCCTAGTAACCTGGATCGAGTGGACGGTAAAGTGGGGGCCTCATCTCAGTAAGTTGGAGAAGATTTCAGAACAGACTGGAATTGAACCTGAGGCCCTCTCAACCTACCCACTAGTTCCAGAGGCTTTTAAGGAGTACTGTGACGCATTCATGATATTGTCATCAAGACGGACTGCCGGATTTGCATCAATGAATCCTATCAGTCTAGCTGAGATGCATGCTTATATACAGCTTTACGGCATGCCATCTTACGGAGTACAGGCTTTTGTTGACATGATGATTAGATTGGATGCGAAGTACCTCGAACTTACGGCGAAAAAATAATGGCTACGTCAAGACCACCTCAAGCTCGTGATAGTAAAGGCCGCTTCACAAGCAGCTCGGGTGCGAAGGTGCGTGTTGACGTAGACACGAAAGACGCCCAGAAGAATCTAAAGGACCTCAAGAAGGCTGCTGAAGATACCAAGAAGGAGTTGTCAGGTTTTGACAAAGTTGTCAACTCCGCCTTTGGTAGCAAGAACGTCTTCCAAGTCACAAACTTCAATCGAGCTCTAACCTCGATGGTGGACACCATGAAAACGGTGTCCTTGGTGATGGTCGCGGCTAACACCGCGATTGTCACATTCTTTTCCGCAATTGTCAAGGAGCTGAACAAGCTGCAAGGCTTCTTGTCAATCATGACACTCTCGACTAAGAGTGTTGAAGAAGCCAACAACCAGTTCAACTTCCTACGCAGTACCGCCAATCTGCTAGGTATTGATCTCAACGTACTGACAACAAACTACGCAAAACTGGTGGCAGCCATTCCTGATGGGAATGAGAAGTTTAACACCGCACAGAAACTGTTCACAGGTTTGTCCATGGCCGCACGTACTCTTCATGCGTCCACTCTTGATACACAGCTGATGTTCTATGCTGTTACTCAGATGGCCTCGAAGGGTGTAATCTCCATGGAGGAGTTGCGCAGGCAGTTGGGTGAGCGCCTGCCTGGTGCGATGCAGATTGCGGCTCGTGCGTTGAACACGACCACGGATGCACTTGAGAAAGCTATCCGTACTGGGTCTGTGCAATCTGAACCATTTCTCAAGTACTTCGGCGATGAGCTGATTCGTACTTTTGCAGCATCAGCTGACATTGCGGCTAATACCGTTGACGCAGCACTCAATCGTTTGAAGAACGTTTGGGTAGACTTTGTTAAAGCCATTCTGGACTCCGGTGCTGGTAATGCAATGGTGCATGTGTTTGACGCGCTTCGTGAGAAGCTGTCAGATCCATACATTATGGCTACCTTCGCTCAGATGATCACCGAGGTCTCGAATAAAGTTACAGCCTTTGTGCAAAGTCTCAGCTCTACTGACATCATCAACGCATTCACAGCTTTGAGCAATGCTATCCAGATGGTGGTGAATGTCACCCTGGAACTGATCAGAGCCATGACGTGGGTGCTGAACAACAGTAAAGCTGTTGGAGCACTTGTAGGAGCGATGGTTGGTGCTGGTAAAGGCGCTGCTGCTGGTTTTATGGTTGCAGGTCCTTGGGGCGCATTGGCTGGTGCAGGTATCGGTGCTGCTGGTGGTGCTGCCGGCGGTGCCTGGTTGGGCAGTAAATTTGAAGTAGATCCTGCCGATATGGCTAGGTATCAACCTGTCAAAGCAGAAGCGGACCGCATTGCCGCTGAGAAAAAGCGTCAAGAAGCCGTGATGTTGCAGAGTGTAATGGGCTCACTCAGCTCATTAGGTTTCTCAGGCTCTGATCAAAGTTATATCCTGCCGATGATTGAAAAGCGTATGGGCTTTGATGCCGATACAGCCCAGAAATTTGCTGCGCTTTTCAATCAAGATAAGAAACTTGGCACTGTATATAAAAATCTGCAAGAGCGTCAAGCTGCGGCCCTTGAATTAGCCATGTACGGCCAAGCTCTTGGCCCGCGCGGTTCTCTTGAAGAAACTCTTGGTGGTGCTGGTGGCAAGAAAGGTAAAGCTCCGAAAGAGATAAAGCCTCTGAAACAAAAGGATGAGCTGAAAGAAGGTCTGGCTTACATCGCAATGCTTCAGAAGAAGCTTGCGGTGGAGGAAGAGCTGTCCAACGTTGATAAGATGTGGTTGGAGATGGCCGAAGGCCGTCTCAAGTTCAACAGTGAAGAGAACTTCCTGCGAGCCAAATCCATTGCTCAAAAGCTGGATGAAGCTAAGGTTACAGACGCCCTGGCCAAAGCTGAAGGCGCGCTTACTGATGCGTACCAGGATCAGGCTGATAAACTTGAAGATCGCCTGAACAAAGGCTTGATGACGGATGATCAGCGGGAACGTAACGCAATGTTGCGTGACTTTGATCAGAAAATCATTGAGCAACTGGAGAAGATCCCGGCTGGTAAACAGTTTGATGATGCTCGTGAGTCCGCAATTCAGTTGGCTCGAGTTCTTCGTGGTGATTTGGCTACAGCCTTTGATGAGGTCGTTGAGAAGTCTCGCTCATTCGAGTATGGTTGGCGGAGTGCACTCATTAAGTACACTGATGATGTAGGGAACTACGCTAAGACCGCTGAGCAGTTCTTCACGACTGCTGTTACTGGTATGGAGGACGCGTTTGTCCAGTTCGCTACTACTGGTAAGCTAAGTTTCCGCAGTCTTATCGATGCAATGCTTGCAGACCTCGCAAGACTCTCTATCAGGATTTTGATGAGTGAGATGCTTAAGCGAGTGTTTGGTGCAATGCTTAATGCCGGTATGTTTGGTGGTGGTGGCGACGGATTCATAGTGCCTGGTAATGCGGGCTATGCTGCTGGTGGTAATGTGATGGGTGGCCGGCCCATCTGGGTTGGTGAGAACGGCAAAGAATTGTTTGTGCCGCCCAACAACGGCAAGATCATTCCTAACCATGAAATTAGTGAGGGCGGTATGGTCCAGCCAGTCAACATCACTTATCACATTGGCTCCATTGGATCTAATGTGAGTCGTCAAGATATTGCGGTAGCTCTTGACCAGACTCGTCAAACGACGATTGCTCAGATTCGTGAGATGAATCGTCGCAACGCTACGGTTATTCGATAATGCCTACCTACGCGCTGCCTGTGACTCTAGCTCCTAACCGCCTGGAGTGGGGTCTTCGCTCGAATACTTGGCGATTTGAGTCCCCGTTGTCGGGCTCAATACAAACACTCGAAATGCCTGGCGCAAGGTGGACGGCCTCCTTTGCGTACCAGGACATGTCTGCTGAAAAGTCACCTGAATTTGAAGCGTTCTTAGCTCGTATGCGAGGAATGGCTAATAGGTTCAGTGCCTATAACTTCTTCAGGCCAATACCACGTGGCACGATGCGTGGCACTCTCACTGTAGTTACACAGAACATTGCTGCAGGTGCTACCACAGGGTACATTGGTGGTGGTGCTGGTCAAGCTTCGAAGACTTTGGTGGCTGGTGACTTTATCAGCATTAATGCTGAATACAAGATGATTACTGTGACCAATGGCTCCGATGGGTCCGGTAACATCTATATCACCTTCGAACCACCAATGCGGGCCACAGCAAATATCGGAGCCTCCGTGGTTTGGGATAAGCCTCTGGTTAAGTTCATGCTACTGGATCCAGAAGTGCAGTGGCAGTATGAAACTGTGGCGTTGCGCAACCTCCAATTCAGTGGAATGGAGACCTGGTGAAATCCCAAACTGGTGCATTTAATACTGCGCTTGCACAGGAGACTGTGCGGCCGGTCTATTTCGTGCAGCTGGAGTTCGCTACTGGTTTCACCTACTTCACCAATGCTGGTCAAGACATAGTTTGGAATGGTCAGACTTGGACAAACGTCGCAGGTGTGGGTCAGATTAGTGATCTGCGCGAGACGCTAACTGGCGAAGCTGTCGGTGTCCAGATGGAGTTAAACTCACTACCATCTTCGTGGTTACAGCGAGCATTGAGTGAGCATGTGCAAGGCAAACCTGCTACAATCTGGTTAGCTTTGCTAGATGCGGATTTTAACGTCATTGCAGATCCGTCAGTGGAGTTTCGCGGACTTATTGACGTCATGCCGATTCAGGATGGTGGCCAGTTTGGCAAGATCGTCCTAACTGTTGAGAATAGAACCATCGATTTTTCTCGGCCACTTGTACGCAGGTACAATAGCGAAGATCAGCATAAGGACTACCCAAACGACAACTTCTTCAGTCATGTAGAAGCCATGGCTGATGTAACGATCGTGTGGCCACACAGGGATTACTTCAAGCAATGAGGCGTGTTAACGATTGGGATCAGAGACTCTTCAAGCTTTGTGAAGAGCGACTCCACATGCCATTTACTTGGGGATCCCATGATTGCCTCACATTTGCTGGCGCAGTTGTAAAGGCTCTGACTGACGAAGATCTTGTCAAAGATTTTCCTGCTTATGACACAGAATTTGGTGCTGGTCGTATTCTGGTAGAGTACGGCAGTGTAGAGGCCCTACTGACCGCAAAACTTGGCGAACCAATTGATGCCAAGTTTGCCCAGCGCGGTGATCTGGTTCTGCTTGACCTCAATGAGACTGGTCCCGCTGCAAGTGTTTGCGTAGGCATTGTAGCATACGGTCCTGGACTGAATGGGTTAGAGATTGTACCCATGAGTCGGGCTTCTAAAGCTTGGAGAATTTAGATGCCCTACGTCATCCCATTCATCCCGTA